CTGGAGGAGTTGGAGGATCGTCTACTACAACTGGAGGAGATCAAGGACCTCCTCGTTCTAATTTTCCAAGTGTAGGAGGAGCAGCAACAATTTCAGGAACAGTTTTAACATCAGGAACTACTGTAGATGGTTTAAATATAACAACTTTTACTTCTGGTCCTGTTGGAACATTTAATTCTAATGGTTCAGGAACTGCAGGAACTAATCCAGGTAACTGTAATGGTGACAACTGTCAAATAACTGGTGGCGTAGGAGGATCTTCTTATGCAGGTCCAGGGGCCGTTGCAGGAGGTTCAGGAGGACCAGCAGGCGGTTCAAGTAGCGCAGGGTCTAGAGGATCTGGTGGAGGAGGTGGAGGTTCACAACCTTCAGTTGCAGGATCTGCTGGTGGTGCTGGTGAAATTTCATATAGATTTTTAAGGATTGTATAATGCCACTTACTAAAATTAATTTTGCTCCAGGAATAGATAAACAAAATACAGAATATGGTGCGGAAGGTCGTTGGACAGATTCCGATATGGTACGCTTTCGTTATGGTTTACCAGAAAAAATTGGAGGTTGGTCTAAATTAATACAAGAAACCTTAATAGGAGTTGTAAGAGATTTACATGCTTGGTCTGATCTTAATGGTATTAGATACATGGCCCTTGGAACAGATAGAAAACTATATGTTTATTCAGAGGGTGCAGCTTATGACATTACTCCTATTAGAAGAGAAAGTGGAACTTTAACCAATCCTTTTACAACTAACGGTACTTCAATAGTAACAGTTGTAGATGCAGGACATGGAGCTCAAGCTGGAGATTTTGTAACATTTAGTGGAGCTTCTACAATTGATGGTCTTGACATGAACAAAGAATTTGAAATTACAACTTATGTTGATGCTAGTACTTACAAAGTAACTTACACAGGGTCTACAGCTTCAGGATCTTCAACAGGAGGAGGTTCTTCTGTTGTTGCTAAATATGATATAGATATTGGATTAGCGGCTTCTGCCTACGGTTATGGATGGGGTACAGGAACTTGGAATACAAGCACTTGGAATACTCCTCGTTCTACTTCTACTGTTACCATTGATGGTAGACAATGGTCTTTTGATAATTTTGGTGAAGATTTAATAGCTACTGTTAGTGAAGGAGGTACATTTAGATGGAATACATCTGTTGGAACAGGAACACCTGCTGAAATTATTCCTAATGCACCAACTGTTTCTCGTTTTACTTTGGTTTCTCCAACGGACCGACATGTATTTTTATTTGGAACCGAAACAACAATAGGAACATCAGCAACATCTGATCCTTTATTTTTACGATTTTCTTCTCAAGAAGATTACAACACATGGATTCCAACCGCTACAAACACAGCTGGTTCATTTAGAATTCAAGACGGTTCTAAAATTATGGCTGCAGCTAGATCTAGAGGTGCTATATTAGTATGGACTGATACATCATTACATGGAATGCAATTTGTTGGACCTCCTTTTACTTTTTCATTAAATCAATTAGGAGCTAACTGCGGAGCAGTGTCAAATCATTGTGTCAAAGATGTAAATGGTATTACTTACTGGATGTCTCAAAATTCTTTTTACATGTTTGACGGTGCTGTTAAAAAAATACCTTGTAGTGTACAAGATTATGTATTTGGAGATTTTAATATTACTACTCAACCAGAAACATACTGTGGCCTTAATTCAGAAAAAAATGAAATAACTTGGTTTTATTGTAGTTTAAATGCAGAACAAATAGACCGATATGTTAGTTTAAATTATTTAGAAAATTCTTGGTCTATTGGCACATTGGCTCGTACAGCATGGGTAGATTATGGAGTATATGAATTTCCTTATGCTACTGAATATTCTACAACTGCCACTGCTACAACCCCAAGTGTATTAGGATTAACTGCTGGAGCTTCTACATTTTATATACAAGAATTTGGAACTGATGCAGATGGAGCAGCTTTAGATGCTTTTGTCACATCAGGAGATTTTGATATTCAAGATGGTCAAGAACTTCTTCACATAGGAAGAGGTATACCTGATTTTCAAAATTTATCTGGAACAGTTGATGTAGAATTAAAATTTAAAACTTATCCTGCATCTGCCAATTCAATAACTAAAACTTCAACCGTATCGACATCTACTACAAAATTTGATATAAGGGGAAGAGGTAGACAAGGACAGTTAACTATTAGAAGTGATGCTATTGGAGATAATTGGAGATTTGGAACTTTACGATTAGATGTTCAACCAGATGGAGGTAGATAATGGGCAAAGAATTAACACAAAGACAAAAAGATACTTTAAAAAAACATAGCAAACATCATAGTGCAAAACATATGGCTATGATGAAAAAAGAAATGAAAAACGGAAAAACTTTTAGTGAGTCACATAAAATGGCTCAGAAAAAAGTAGGAACTTAATGTCAAAAATAAGTACAACAAGACTACCTAATGCAACTCCTGAATACAACCAAACTCAGTTTGATGTTCTAATAAGATTATTAGAACAAGTAATACAACAATTAAATTTTGGTTATCAACAGGACATAAAAAACGAGTCTACAGCAAGGACGTGGTTTCTTGGCTGATTCTTTTATTAGTAGATCTAAGAATGGTGCAGGAACTATTTATACAGTTCCAACAGCAGATCAAAATTCTCAACCTCCTGTTCTACCTACAACTGCTTTGGTTAAAAGTATTAAGTTATCTAATCAATCAGGCGGAGCTATTGCTACAACAGTGACAATGATGGATAGTAGCAACAGTAGTCTAGAAATAGAATTATACAAAGATGATTTAGCTGACGGTGCAGAAGCAGAAGTGTTAACACAACCTATTGTATTAGAACAAGCTGATGCAATTAAATTAACAGGTGCAGTAAAAATATTAGTAAGTTTAATGGAGATAACCTAATGGCATTTAAAAAAGTACAAGAACCTAAACAAATTGGTGTTCAAATAGTTAATGGTAAAGAAATACCTATATTACAGCCTGAAGTTTTTGTAGAAGTTAAAAACAAATTAACGGGTAAAGAATACGAATCTTCGGAAGAAGCTAAAAAAGACATAGCTGATCCTAATACAGATACTAAGGAAAATCATATAGAACAAAATGTTCAAGTTAAAGTTCAACAGTTGCCTGATTTTAAAGGTCAAGTAAAGTACGATTAACAGCTACACATTTCGCATTCTTCTGGTTCATTAGAAACCATTGTCTGCTCTGATTTTTCATTATGACATTTACAACCTGCTAAGTGTTTTTTAAATTCTCTTTCCACGCTCATAAGTCTGCTATGGTAGTTGGCTAATTTGTCTGCTAAAAATGCTATTGATGCAGATGCTTCTTCTTGTGTCATAATATCTCCTTATTTAAATTTTTGGGGTAAGAACCACATTACTTTTTCTAAATATTATTTGCAAGAAAACTTTTAAAATTGTTTTCTTGACATTATTTTTTTTTTAACAAATCGTGAATTTGTTGTCCTTGCACTGCTACCATAAAGGCGATAAATAGCACAACTGCTAAAATTATTATAAGTAAAATAGTATTTGTCATAATGTTCTCCACATATTTGGATGAGGTATACAGTGTTCTGTACTAACTCCTTTTTTCATTGTTAATAGTATATCTCCACTTATACTTATTCTAGGTTCTTTTTTTTGATTAATTTCAGTGTAATGTAATAACTCACTTGGAAAACTAACAAAATCTCCTGTAGAAACAGGAACAGCATAACTTGCAAAATTAAAGTTGTTCCATTCGCTTAAATATTGATCTGTAGGAGGAATATATAATCCTGTTTGTGCAGCAAGTTCTTGTTCAAATTTTATATTTCCCATTTCATTGTTTCTTACATAATACACAAAACTAAAATGACTTGCTGTATGTTTGTGCGAAGCTATGTGTTGATTTTGTGTTGTATATGTGCTCCATGCTTTAGTTATGTGAATGTCTAACTTATTTAAATTGTAACCTAAAGTATGTAGATAAAAATTAATGTTTCTATCTAAAGCTGAAAATAAAGATTGATATAATTTCTTTTTGTGTAAATTATCTACTGCACTTTCTAAAACAGTTTCATTATCTTTATTAGTATATTGTATTTTAGTATTACCAACTACATCAGTTGTAGCAGCCATTTCTCCTGATTTTTCTTTTACAAAAGACTCTATATGAGAAATTATATTTTTGTTTATAGTTTCGTAATTTGCTATTGTTGCTTTATAAATATTCTTCCCAAATAAAGTATTAATGGTAGTTTCCTTTTCCATAACTAACCTCCAAGTATTCTATTTTTGTTACCCAACCTTTAGGTATAGCAATAGCTCCACCTCCATGATTGTCATCTTTGTCTGTACACCATGAACGCATAATGACAACTTTTTCTATGTTTTCTACTACCATCCAACCTACTTCTTGACATACAGCTAAAGGAGCTTCTTGTATTTCTTTAATAGACAACCATCCTGTCTCCTGATCCCTGGCATCAAGCCAAGTTATTCGAACCATTGGACATTTGGTAATATCGAACTTTTCTGTACTAGACATTATTGCTCTTGTGTTATACCAATATTTTGACTATAATTGTATGATTAAATAGGCATAATGCACAAGTCTAGCCTCCTTGCTCAAAACAGTACAATTCATAATTGCAATAGGAGATATGTTTAAGAATCTAGTTAAAAAGATCAAAGGAGTCGCAAAAAAAGTAGCACCATACGCTGGTGTTGTTGCAGGTATGTTTGGGGCTAGTCCCCTTATGGCAGCAGGCATAGGAGCTCTTGGCGGAGGATTAGGTACAGGAAATATGAAAGGCGCCGTTCTAGGTGGCCTTGGTGGTTTCGGTTCAGGAACTATGTATGGTGGTCAAAACCGATTATTTAATACAGGATTTACTAACAAAATGTTTGGCATTGGAGATCCAGGTACTGGAGGTTTTTTTAATCCAATGAACAAAGGTCTTGGTGATTTGTTAATGGCTAGATCTCCTGATCAAGTAATCAGCCCAGGTTCTATAATTCCAGGAGGAACAGATGGAATACCTGTTGATCGTTTTATTCCAGGAGAAACTCTTAAAGGCGAAACAGCTATGTCAAGATTTAAAGATGCTTTAACAATGGAAAACAATCCATTGACAGGTAAAGCATTAGAAAAAGGTAGCATGTATCGTTATTTGCCAGCAGCTCTTGGAGGTACAGCACTTGCTTATGGACTCGGAGCATTTGATGAAGAACCAATTCCTGAAGATGAAATTCCAGAAGAGTATAAATATGATGAAGCAACTGATCCACTTAAAAACGTAAACAAAAGATTTAAAGATTACTATCAAGGTATAACACAAGTAGCACCAAGTTCTATTTATGGTTACTTACAATCAATAGGGGCATTAAAAGAAGGTGGCATTCCTCGTGGCTATTCAGGTGGTGGATCAATGGCACAAAAAATGGATGTACCCGGACAGTTTTTATTAAACGATTCATCTAAAACACCACTATCTGTTTTAGAAGCAGCAGATGGTATGGGAATACAAGATCTTGAACAATATGTTGATACAGGCGAAGGTGAAGGCATGGATAGAGGAGTAGGTGCTGCTAAAGAAGTATTAATGATGGGTGCAACAGAAGCAATGAAAGAATTAACTAAACCAGAAGATATGAAAAGTCCTAGACCTAGTTCTTTTGATCAATTAGATTTAACAAAAGGTCAAGAAGAAGCAGTTAAAGACGGAGCTACTAAAGTAGATATGACAGATGCTCAAGAAAAATTTTATAGTAGTCCTTCTGATGAAGGTAAAACATTTGGTAACGGAGAATTCTATTATGATGATCCTAAACTAATTGAGTTTATACAAAGACGAGCAGATAGTAATGGCACTACATATCAAGAAGAATTATTTAAATTTGTTGAGGAAGTAGAAGGATTTTATAGAAACAAAAAAGCTGATGGAGGAGATTTAGAAATATTAGATCAAATAGAAATAGTTCAAGGTTTAATGGATAAGGAAAGTGATCCATTAAGACAATCATTTTTTGCAGATAAAATAGTAGAATTAAGAAAAAGAGTTTTAGATAGTTACAATTCAAATGCTAATGGTGGTGGTTTAGCAGCATTTGACCAAGGTGGACAAATCATGGGCCCTGGCACCGGCCGGGAAG